CGCCTTGGTGCAGAACGGTGGCTTACATGCCCTTAGCGAAGTTAGTGCTACCATAAGTTTGGTGGCAGGAACATATTATCCTATACGCATACAGTTTGGCAACGGACCAGATGGCCCAGGACAACTATTTGCCAGCTATGAACACGCAGGTCAAGCCAAAACCAGCACATGGACTGGCAAAGTCTTCTATAACACAGCCACTAACGGATTCTAATGTACAGAAAATATATCAACATCGTAGAAGCAGCCAACAAAGGCTGTCCCATCGCCACTCACGACCTAGAAGTCAATGTCAAGAACAGACAAGTTGCTATAGACAAACATCACTACGGTCCTGCCAATCCAGAAGAACCTGGCTCATATTGGAAAGATAGTGCCAAGCAGTGGAGCATTGATGAAAAGACCGCCAAGACAATGCAGTGCGCTAACTGTGCGGCTTTCAACATCACCGATGCAATGTACAAGTGTATGCACGATGGAATGGGCAAAGAAGCATACGAAGCAGAAAAGACTCGTGAAGCAGCAGACCTAGGCTACTGCAATCTACTACACTTCAAATGTGCTGGAACACGCAGTTGTGAATTATGGGTCACTGGTGGACCTATTGTAAAATAATATGATTACACTGACCAGCAATCAGTTTGATTCAAACGGTTACTGGGATCATCCCATAGAGAAATTGTTGTACCAACCCACTGTAGAAGACCTTGACTTGTTTGATCAGAATGGTTACGACCTTACTCCATTGGAACAGCACTTTGCCTACGGTAATAAAGTAAAACCCAAGAAGCACAGAGAACATCTGCGAGCCATCAAACAAGAGTGGTTTACTCAGTTGCCCACTATAGAAGGCTCACACCTTAATCACAGCCTATTGTTTGAACGCAAAGGCTACACTGGTGCTGCTTTAGAAGAACTTAAGTTTTGGGCTCGTACACTGCCTTTAATCAACAAGGTCATAGCACTACGTCCTAAATGGGGTTTGGACTTTTCTATGGACTATGCTGATTGCGAGGGCAACGCCTTTGAAGTCTTACACTGGGAATGGGACAGCTTTGTCTACGAAGAAACAGAATGTATTCGTAAAATAGTAGAGCCCGTGCTGTTAAACATTGACTGGTGTGATGCCGCCCATCAAATACTAGCACAAAAGGACAAGTGGCATCACTTAGATTTTTTTGCTCAGAGCCAATGGAAATGCAGATATTTTGGCATCCCAGAGGAGCGATTCAAAATGGTTGCCTGGGTATAAATAATAGCACTTATTGGAGTTAGTATGAAGAAGTTTTTATTATTGTTGTTGTCAGTTCCGGTACTGGCCTTTGCACAAGGCAAGATGCCCGCAAAGTCAGCAACATACGATGCACAAATTATCCGTGTAAGTGATGGCGATACTATTGTAATCGCTGCCCCCTTTCTCCCTGCTCCTCTCAAGCCAGAACTTGCTGTTAGAATCTACGGAGTCGACACACCAGAAAAAAGCCACAGAGCCCAGTGTCCACAAGAAGACCAGCGAGCACAATTGGCAAGTAAATTCACCACACAGGCCATTCAATCTCATCCAAAGCACCAAGTTATCATCTACGGTTGGGACAAGTTTGGTGGTCGTATACTGGGAGACATCCTAGTCAATGGACAGAGCATTCGTCAAGGATTAATTACCAACGGTTTAGCACGTGAATACTACGGCGATGCTAAACAGAGTTGGTGCAACTAACACCCTTAGGACCGGTACTAGTTACCGTGGTGGGGCGGCTGCTGCCTCGAATCATCCAACTCGCTATTGGACCTCGTAAGTGAGCACTAATTAAAAAAGGACCCCGAAGGGTCCTTTTTGTTTATAATATAATAATTTAAGTATTCGCTATGCGAGTATATAATTTATTTCTTTACGCCGTTGTTTACAAAACTGTACATCTTCTCGGCAGTTTCAAGAACCTTGTCAAGTCCTGGAAAAGTTGGCATTTCAACCTTAGTAAGGAATTGTCCAGTCTTTTCATCGCGAGCAGTGGTCAGTTCCCAACCACGGAACTTAGCGTGAAAATCTTCACTAACCAAGCCTTTGGCCATGTCCAAGATGTCTGTGCGGATTTCGTATCCGTTCTTGTTGAATTTAACTTCTGGTAGTTTTGGTGTTTCGAATTGTGACATATTAATCTCCTGTGTGTAATGTCTGTTTACATAGATACTTCTTTTTCTCTATGTGCTATTATATATGCTTTGTGATCTAAAAGCAACTTATTTCTTGAACGTGTTTACTCGTTCCTTGATAAGTTCAACCACTTGATCACTCAGCACAACTTCATAGTGATTGTATTCTACTTCTACTAGTTCCATATCTGCATGATGCCGTTGACTGGCAATGGTTACCACTCCGTCATTGGGCTCATGCATAAAGGCACTTTGCCCTTTTACAGTTACTATATTAGTCCAGGGATGCTGTATTTTAATACGACTAGCCTGCTTCATTACCCACGAACTGGGACCAATGTCACGCATCAGTCGACTAAATGGCAAGAAGTATTGAGCATAGTCTGCTACTTCAGCACCACCATAGGGTGTGCTTAGAGTTACAGCACCTTTAACTGCTGTGGGCATTGAGTTGGCCAAATGCAAACTATAGATACCGCCCAGACTGTGTGCAACAAACACTAGATCAGTTTGCCCGTCTAGTGTTGCCTGCATGTCTTTTAGGTTGTTTTCAAACCCGTTGCGGCTATCATAATTAATATCAATACCGTTGCCTAATTTGCTTCTAATATAGTTGAAGCTCTCGCTAGTGGCATTGGCACCGTGTACGTACACTAATTTCATGCCAATATTTAGCGGTTAGAACCAGCCGTGAAAATCGTCAGTGATGATAGGATGTACTTCCCAACCATCTCGATGCCAGCGTAGCAACATTACTACTGTATCTAGAAAGTTCATTTTAATAGTAGTGTCTACTTGCATTGCTTTTGCGATACTCAGCAAGCGTTTCGGCCCAACGGATTAGACCTTGGTATAGTGCGTTGATAAAGTTTTTCATAGATAATTTTCCTTTTGAGAATAGTGATATTGTTGGATGTAGTTTTCCAACTGGGCGGCATCGGTAATGCCTTTGGTGCTTAGATAAGCGTCTAAGCGGCTTTGATAACCAGATCCTGGAAACATTTCTGATAAACGTTCCATAATCCTAATCATTTGCTCTGATATGAATTTCATGCTATAATCCTTGTGTAAGTGTATGCAGATACTAGTGGTTTCTACTAATATACTTAGCATTATATACTGCATTGCAACAATTATCAAATCTTATTCTGTCAAAAGAAAAGGTTAAATATATTATAGAGAATTATATGCGTAAAAGCACTAGATCAATACTGCAAGAACTCAGCGACTTGGGCATATCAAGAAATACCGATTTGGTCGTAGAAAGCCGCGGCGCCAATATCATACAAAGTGCAGTGAATCTAATTTCATTGATGCGTGAACATTATGATGTTGAAACTGCCGCAGAGTTAGAACGCCGGTTTATCAACTCAATACGCACGGGCGACAGTGCCAAATTCACCCGCGGCATCAAAAAGATAATCGAGTCAAAAGACACCTGATCAAGGTAGTTTTTTTGCTTTTGGCTAAATAATTATACAGTCCCCGTGAGCCGGGGCAGGCAACAAGGAGAATATATTATGCCAGCAATTTTAGTAAACAGCGCCGCAGGAACAGCGGCAAAATCGTTCAGTTTTGCACAACGTCAATTGCGTTTTTTCAAAATCGCAATTCAAAACACCAGCAACACAGCAATCAGCTTAGCCGCTGAATTTGGCAGTGACTCTGTCACTGCTTCAGGTGGCGATGATGACAATACACCGGGTCTAGTTCAGCAAGTGGTTCAAGTTCTACAGAACTACGGAACAGTTGAGCATGTAAGAGTTGGTAATGCAGCTGCTACAGATGGTTTGATCTTCGCAGCATTGGATGTAGGTGGTTCAGAAGAAGAAGACGGAGCAACATGGGTTCCACGTCTAGCAGGTGGTTCAGCAACGACATTGCCAGCAGCGATTGAAGCCGATGTCAGAGTAATCCGTAGCACTAGTTACAGTGCAGGTGTTCTACAAGCATTAGGCGCAGCAGGTACTACAGCAGGTAAAGACGGCGCCACTGACGTAACTGGTAGTGACGTTACAGAAACAGGTTTAGTTTTAACAGCTTAATCAAACTTTCCAAAGGGATGGGAAGAGGCCTCGGATTTATTCCGGGGCTTTTTTACGGCTGTTAAATACTAGCCATGGAATACAAGTTGATCACACTGATAGATATCACTGCCACCGGACAGTATAGACAAGAATCGGGCCGGCAGCAACAGTTTGATCAACAACAGAATTTTAACACTGTGTTGCAGACCTTGGGCATAAGGGGCAATGTCTATTACACAGTGAAACCCACAGTGATAGAAGACACGGGCAAGAGTCAGGGGTTTTCCATAAACAAAACTGTAAACATGTGGCAGTTTGAGTGGCAAATGGAAATTGAAGATCTGTTTGAAAAGAGTGGTGATCCCATACATTGGCTCCGACACGATTTTGATCTGGTACCCATCATACCCAACTTGAATGAAACTGCTGTGTTGAAACGTCCTATGTTTATGACCAGCGGTCCAGACGCTAATGTTATTTTCAGTTACAGCGATAAATAACTCATCAAAGGCACATTAGGCATTTCAATCATACGATAGGCACATGACTCGGAGCGAGTCCCTGACTTATAACATTGGAGAGCCAAATGGCCACAAAAGAAGCAATAGCACAAATGGCCACGTTGCCAGAGCGTGTAGCAGTAGTAGAAACTAAAATAAATGCCATGATTGACTGCATTGAGTCAATCAAAGAGTCTCAAAAAGACATTCGAAGCGATGTCAAAGATGTGCATGACTGTTTGGATAACACTCGCGAGATGCTGGCAGACAAACTGGAAAAAATGCAGGATGAATATCGTGCCAACAGCGTAAAGTATTTTGAACACGCTGAAAAACTACATGCCGCAGATGGAGTAATCCATGATGTAATGGATACCAGACTCAACAGTTTAGAAAAACTCAAAAACAAGTGGACCATGTATGCAATGGTTGTGTTGGCATTTGCCGCGGGCACAGGTTGGCTCAACTCAGTGAGTTTCCCACATATATTAAAGTTCCTAGGCTTGTAATTCAGTTAAATAATGTTTAATGATACTAGAAGAATTCCAAGAAGGCATAGTTGATCAAGCCATCGTATTTCACAACACTTTAAATCCACTGCTGTGGAACAATCAACAACTGAAACCTTTAATTAAATTAGCATTGCTGAAAATTGCCAAAGACTTTGTGACTTTTATTGGCATAGATTTTAAAATTATAGACATCACCATATCGGGCAGCAACGCAGCCTATACCTATACACCCAACAGTGATCTTGATCTGCATATTATTGCAGACATTCCCCAAGCACAAGTCAAACTGTACAAACAACTGTTTGATGCTAAGAAAAATCAATACAACTATCTACACAATTTCACTGTGAAAGGCATAGATGTTGAACTCTATGTGCAAGACAGTCGAGACACACATCACAGTGCTGGAATTTACAGCGTTAAAAACAGTCGTTGGATCAGCGAGCCCAAGGTGATCAAAGTGAGAATCAGTGATCAGGATGTGCGCCGCAAGGTCAACAACTATCTAGGCAAAATCTCATCAGCATTGAACACTGACGACCTAGACTACATAGAGTCAGTGCAGACCAGTATTAAAAAATTACGCCAAACAGGCCTAGACCGTGAAGGTGAGTTCAGTGTGGAAAATCTAGCCTTCAAAGTGCTACGTGCAAATGGCTGGATAGATCGGTTGCGTGAGCATAAGTACAACGTGCAGAGTGAAATACTCTCTGTGGAGAACATGAAATGAAAATTAACCAAATAGTAGGAGAAGCCACCGGTGATCCGTTGGGCACGGTATCAGCCGCACCAGATGCCAGTGGCAAGATCAAGATCAAAACACCTACCGGCACTGAAATAGAAACAACCAAAGATGCATTGTTGCCAGGCGCCAAACCAGGAACAGTGCAAATGAAACCAGATGCTGCGGGCGATCAATTGAAACCTGGAACACAGGTAGTCAGTGCAGAAGCCATGGGCGACATATCAACAATGCCAACTACTGAATTTGTTAAAGGCATCTATGCTGCTGCTGCCGAAAATGGTATGGATGCTCCGGATGTTGAAGCAGTTAAAAAACAAATGGTACTAGCACCGAATGGTGAAGTAGATATCATAGCAACAATGCAGAAAGCTGTACAAGTTTTTCAAAGCCCTGAGTGGAAACAAATGTTAGCAGACTTAGACGCATTAGTCAAACGGGCAGAAGCACAACAACCTAATGCAGAACTGTCACGTATTCAAGAACTGGCCGGCATTAGTGAAGCATCAAATGATACCAACGATGCAATTCATGCATGGAACGACAAATATAGCAAATATAGCGGTACTAATGGTCCTGATCTAGTCAACGGATGGATTGATGGGATGACAAGTTCCGGAATTATTTCAGATGGTTGGGAAGAAAATGAAGTATATGAGTTAGAACAACGTCTTGGAAAAGAAATGGGTGAATGGGAACCAGAAGACTACGACTATGTATCCGATAATGAAGATACCCTGTTGCCTATTTCCACAGCAATGGTAGAAGAGTTAGCATCTATCCTTGGTGTAGATGCAGTTGGCGAGGAGGAGGCAAATCAAGTTGCTAATATTCTTTATGGTTCTACAGACGAAAGCACAGGCGAATTAACACGTATTCAAGAACTGGCTGGTATAAAAGAAAACACAGCATCGCAGCCACCGGTCAAGGTTCCGCCTGTACCAAAATTGCCTGCACAAGATGGCGATCAAGGTGACGGTTCTAAATTAACAACAAATCCAGATGGTACTAAAACTTATGCTGGAGCATTTGGCAGATTCACTTTTGATAAATCTGGAAAAGCTATTAAGTATGCAGCACCACAATTTACTGGTGTGGCCCGCGAAGTTGATCTAACATCCGGTGATCAAACAACTAATTACAGTACTGGCCCAATGAACAGTACACAAACTACTGATGCCAAAGGTAATGTTGTATCATCCAATACCGAATATGACTTGGGCGTAGGTAAGATGGCAATGGGTCAAGATGCTAAAGGTATTAAATCTAAAACATATACTCCAGCCGATGGCGCACAAAGCATAGCATCAAAAGACATGTACGCACTAGGTAACAAAGATAAAGAATCTACTTATAATCGTGCAATGGCGCAAGTTAGCGGTACACCAGTAAAGGAAAGCCCAGAATTAACAGCCATGTTGAGTATTGCAGGCCTAAGATGAAAATATCTAATAAACAGCGAAACATAATAGAACAGCAGTTGCTGAAAGAACTGCCTATTAAGATCGTAGACAATGTCATTACTTACAATGACTATGTGATCAAACAAGACCATAATGGATACTGGAATCTGTATGCCAACTTCAATGGCTTAGATCTAGTCGACCGGTTCTATCTAAAAATATCTGCGCTGATGGCTGCAAAAAAATATGAAAAATGCATGATAAGAGACTTTAAATTCATTTTGAGTATGGATCAACATTATGCTAAATTGGATAACGACATAACGCATTTTAGGTATCAGATGAAAAAAACCAACGACACAGTGAAAAAAGATAACTATTTGTTTAGATTGCAAGAATGTTACATAACAATATCTAACATAAAAGAACAAATACAACAGATGTATAGAACGTCATTTTAATAAATATATCATATTGGTTAGGATAGAAACATGCAGGTCAAAGAATTCGGAAAATCATTAAACAGCAAAGTTTTGAATGAACACATGGCTAAAACATTTGGCTATAAAGTCAATTTGGAAACTTTTACTTTAGAACAACTAGAAGATGCTCGCAATCGACTACGAACTTCTATTAACACCATTGAAACTAACGAAAGTTATGATTCCATGCTGGAGTCTAATGCGTATCACAAGACTCGCAGTTTGTTAGATGTCATAAATCGCGCTATTCAAGAACGTAACGAACTAGGAGAGGCTGTACAAATGGAAAGTAAAAAATTGCACAAAGATCCAGACAAGATGGCCAAGAGATTCACTGCTATGGAAAATGTCAGCGACGAATGGTTGAAAGTTGCTGTGTGGCGCTTGAGTCAACAGCAAGACACTGCAAGAGATTTGATCGATGAATTGGTCATTCGTAATGAATTGAATGAAGATCAAGCCCAGTATGTGGTAGCAAGACTAATGGCAGAGATGTCGGGCAACAAAGAGGCACAGCGCATTTTAACAGAAGGCGAAGAAGAACGTGCAGAGTTGATAATGGCCAGTAAAGATATGGTTGACAAACTCACAGGCTGGTTAGAAGACACTGCTTCTATGCAAGCAGAAAACATGTTAGAATTACTAGACTCTATAAGAGATGAAATGGGCTCAGAGATCAGTGAAAAATATGCAGCCATTGTGAAACCAGCATTGGCTGAAATTTACACCACATTAGAAAAAAATCGTCAAGCATTATCTGGTGCTGTTGGAATTTTAACCGGCGATGAAAATGTTCAAGGCACGGGGATGACTCCTCCCGAAACTCCTGAAATAGAACCTGGCACTGAAGAACCTCCAGCAATTGGAGGCACAGCAGGCGAATCCCCAGCTGGTAGAGAACAACGTGAAAGCATTGATCTTAGCCGTAGACTGGGATTGATGTTAGGCTCAAAAAAAAAGTAATGAAAGAGGGAACCAATGATATTTTAGATATCATTGGTTCTTTGGAAGCCATTCAAAAACAAGCCAATGCAGCAGATCAATCGGCTGAGTATAACTGGGCAGAAAACACCTTTACAGATTTCACCGGATTGACATTAGACGGATTGAAAAGACTGTGGGACTCCCCCCAAGGGTCAGTATTGAAACAGTATATCAAACGATACGATGACAACACTGTGGAAATAAAAACCAAAAAAGATTCAACTGACACTGGCCAAAGCGGTGGCAAGAGCAAAGTAGCACAAATGGCCAAGTCTGCTACATCTCGCCGACAAGGTTGACATAACTAATGTGACATAGTATAATATAAGTTATGTCATTATTAATAGAAAAATACAACTACACAAAATTAGCCAGAGACGAAAGCACAGGCAAACGCCTCTATGCTACACCTGATGGACACAAAGTGCCTTCAGTCACCACAATCCTAGACAAGACCAAACCTGCCGAATCACGAATTGCTCTAGCCAATTGGCGAAAAGCAGTGGGTGAAAAGAAAGCACAAGAGATCACTACCGAAGCGGCCAATCGTGGTACTAGGATGCACAAGTACCTTGAAGACTATGTTGCGCAAGGATTCTTGTCTACTCCGGGCACTAATCCTTTTAGTCAACAGAGCCACAAGATGGCCGACTGCATTATCAAGCAAGGATTTGGACCAGTTAGTGAAGTATGGGGCAATGAAGTACCCTTGTACTTTCCCGAACTATATGCGGGCACTACTGACTGTGTGGGCGTACACAACGGCGAGCAGAGTATTCTAGATTACAAGCAGACCAACAAGCCCAAAAAACTAGAGTATATTGACGATTACTTTATTCAACTTACTGCATACGCACTAGCACACAACGAAGTACACGGAACTAATATCCGCAAAGGTGTTATTCTAATGTGTGTTAAACCGCCCGAAGTCACTCCTATGGTCTGGGGAGAACCGCAATATCAGGAGTTTATCCTGGAACCCAAGGACTTTGACTACTGGACTGAGCGTTGGTGCAAACGAATAGAAGAATACTACGCAAAATACGGCTAAATATCCCATAAGAGGATATTTTTATGGCTGTTGTCCAAATTTCAAGAATACAGGTCCGTAGAGGACAAAAGAATCAAGGTTCAGGGTTACCACAGTTGGCCAGCGGCGAGATGGCATGGGCTGTTGACACACAAGAGATGTTTGTGGGCAACGGTGCAGTGGCAGAAGGTGCTCCCTATGTGGGCAATACCAAGATATTAACTGAACATGACAATCTGTTGGACTTTGTTGAACAGTATGTGTACAAAAACTTTTTGGGCAGCAGCGTACAGACAGGCAGCGACCCCAACTTTCCGGTCGAACGCAGTATAAATCAAAGACTAGACGATTCTGTGTCTGCGTTGAGTTTTGGTGCAATGGGCGACGGCAGCACTGACAACACTGTTGCAATACAACGTGCAATTGATCAATTGTTTTTAAACCCAGCAACTATCAACACCACAGACAGCCGTGTTACCCTGGATGTGCCCGCTGGCACGTACATTTTATCTGCTCCGGTGTATATTCCCAGCAACTGTAACATCAAAGGCGCTGGCATTGGCAAAACTGTATTTTTACATGCACATAATCAACCGGCTTTTATTTTCATTAACGACACATCCACTACAGCATTGCGCAGCACATTGAACAGTACCACCTACAACAATCAACCTAAAAATATTTCAATGGTTGGGTTCAGCGTAAACAGCACTGTGGCAACAGAAACCATGATGCAGTTAGACGCAGTACGTGACAGTGTGTTTCATCAAATAGCATTTAGCGGAATGTGGTCTAGTCTAAGTGGCAGTAACACTGACAATGTGGGATTTGCATTGAGAGCAGTGAGTGACATTGTCACTTGCGAACGTTTGTATTTTACTCAGTGTAAGGTCAGCGGGTTTAGTTATGGAATCTATAGCGATTACGATATCAATTACTGCATATGGGACCACAGTGAATTTGACACCTGTTATCGAGGTATAAGTTTTGGGCAAAACAGTAACCTGTTTGGTTCCGGTCAATTGGTAGGACCAAGACTCTGCATGGTCAGCAACAGCAGATTTAACAATATCGATCGTGAAGGATTTTTGATTACCAACGGGGATAGCAATACATCAAAAAGCAATAGATTTACATTTGTTGGTAATGATGGATCAACCAATCTCAATGCGGTCACTGCTCACATATCATTTTTATCCAGCGGCAACGCCACTGTTCAAGATTGGTCAGATAGAATAGATACCATGGCCGAGGGAAATTTTGGCAGTAAATATTTCACTGCTCATAATGGCACTGTGGCCTTTGCAAATAATTTTGCCACACGCCTTAGCATCGTGCAAAAAACTGTTGCGTTTACTTTGTTCAGATTGCCCTACTATTCCAGTGCTGCCTATGCAGTGAACTACATGTATCAAAGCATCAGCAATGGCGCTGCTCAAACAATGATGCGAAAAGGCACATTGAACATTGCAGTGGATTCAATCAACGGCGGGTTGCGGATCACAGACGAATATGAATTCACAGGCACTGTTGGTGCAGATTCCAATTTGCAGTTTTTTGCAGCCATTGTGGATTCTGACGGTGTGGGTGGCGTGGACACAGTGGCGGTGAGTTACACCAACAGCACAGTCAGCGACAATGGTAAGTTTGTCTACACGTATTCAGCACTTTCTTAATCAGATCGGTTGCAATAATTATAGTAATGTATTAAAATGTACATCTACAGTATAGTACATAACCCAATTTTGATAAATTTATAACCATTTGATTTTGAACAATATTTTTCAACCGCAACTAATTAATTTAGTAATGTCAATGGGTATAAATATTTTCCTTATCAAGAAAACAGATGAATAATATAACAGTAATAAAAAGAAATGGTCAACGTGAGCATTTGACCATTGAAAAATGGCAAACTCAGATAGCGAAAGTATGTAAAAACATTGCCGATGTCAGTCAAAGTATGATTGAAATCAAAGCGCAACCCCATTTCTATGACGGTATCACCACTAGAGAAATAGATGAAATAACACTGCGTGCCATTGTGGATCTTATTGATGTGGAATCTAATCCAGATGTTGGGCATACCAACTATCAGTATGTGGCTGGCAAACAACGTCTCAGCATGTTACGCAAAGATATCTACGGCAGTTACACAGTGCCGGATCTTTATTCCATTGTCAAGACCAATGTGGCAACAGGTCTTTATACCAGTGAACTTCTTGACTGGTACAGTGAAGAAGATTGGAACAAGATGAATGACATGTTAGATCATTCTAAAGATGAAGAATATAGTTATGCTGCCATTGAACAACTTATCGAAAAATATCTAGTTAAAAATCGTTCAACAAAACAAACTTATGAAACTCCGCAGATTAGATATATGATTGCGGCCGCAACTGTGTTCCACACAGAAGAACCCAATTCGGCTCGTATGCGTTACATTAAGGAATATTACAATGCAGCATCAGATGGACTTTTTACGTTGGCCACGCCAGTGTTGGCAGGGCTTGGTACTCCTACTAAACAATTTAGTAGTTGCGTTCTCATTCGTTCGGATGATGATCTGGACAGTATTTTCGCGTCCGGAGAAATGATGGCCAAATATGCCAGCAAACGTGCTGGCATTGGTTTAGAAATTGGTCGTCTACGATCACTGGGTAGTCCCATCAGAGGTGGCGAGATCATGCACACTGGCATGATTCCTTTCTTGAAGAAATGGTTTGGAGATTTGCGCTCATGCTCACAAGGAGGTATTCGTAATGCTAGTGCTACTGTATTCTATCCTATTTGGCATCATCAGTTTGATGACCTTATTGTGCTTAAGAACAACCAAGGAACAGAAGAAACCCGAGTCCGTCATATGGATTATGGGGTTGTGCTTAGTGCTTTCTTCTGGAGACGATTCCGAAACAAACAAGACATAACATTCTTTGATCCCAATGAAGTGCCAGACCTGTACGAAGCATTTTATAAAGATACGGCACTGTTCGAAGAACTTTATGTCAAATATGAAAAGCAAAAAGGTCTACGTAAAAAGACCATGAGTGCTGAAGAAGTTTTCAAGGGTGGTATACTGAAAGAACGCACAGACACAGGTCGAATCTATTTGGTGTTCATTGACAATGTAATGAGTCAAGGACCCTTTGATCCTGAATATCATACGATATATCAGAGTAACTTGTGCTGTGAGATCCTATTACCCACACGTCCATTCAAAAGATTAGACGACGATAGTGGCCGCATAGCGTTATGTACACTGGGATCTATCAACTGGGGATCGTTCCGAAATCCAGAGGATATGCGTAGAGCCTGTAGGATTCTACAGCGTAGCCTGTGTAACATCCTTGACTACCAAGACTTCTTGTCAATACAAAGTAAATTAAGTAATGACGAGATACAACCGTTGGGCATTGGTATTACCAATTTGGCCTACTGGCATGCCAAGCGCGGCCTAAAGTATGGCGACAAAGATGCACTGCAAGAAGTTAAAACATGGATGGAGCATCAGGCTTACTATCTAACAGAAGCCACAGTGGAGTTGGCCAAGGAACGTGGTCCATGTTTAGATAGTCATAAGACAAGATATGGCCAGGGCGTCTTTCCTTGGGAATTACGAGCCAAGGGTGTTAACGAACTGACCGACTTTACGCCTGAACTGGATTGGGAAACACTGCGTACAAATATGAAACAGCATGGCGTAAGAAATGCAACACTTATGGCCATTGCCCCTGTAGAAAGTTCCAGCGTGGTTATTAATTCAACCAACGGCATTGAGATGCCTATGAGTTTGATCAGTACCAAGGAATCAAAAGCAGGGTCATTCACTCAAGTTGTCCCCGAATATGCCAAACTAAAAAACAAATATCAAATGATGTGGGAACAACGGGACTGTGCTGGTTATCTAAAGACAGCAGCGGTTCTTGCTGCCTATGTTGATCAAAGTATCTCAACCAATACATTCTACAATCCAGCACATTTTGCAGATCGTAAAGTACCAACTACATTGATTGCTAAAAACTTGATGCAGGCACATGTATGGGGATTGAAAACATTCTATTATAGTTTGATCAACAAAGCAGGCAGCAAGGCTGTGGCAGAAGATGCTCCTACTATGTTTGAACCTATTGACTTTGATGATGAAGAAGATTGTGAAGCGTGTAAGTTATAAGGAATTGATATGTTAAAAGATAGAAGAGTATTATTAGAACACGATCTTAAAGCAGCACACGATCAGGCTGCACACATGTATTTGGATATCGTATTGTATGATAGCAAAGGCCACGACGAAGAGTATCAACAGTTGAGAGATAAAATTTCTAAACTGGAATTTGACCTCAACATGGTAAACCAATTGATTCACAAAGGTCATGCATAATGACTTTCAGTGACAAGTACCGAATTCTTTATATTTTTATTCTGCTTAGTGTTCCTGCAAGTATAATAGTGGCTGCTGAAACCAGCTGGTGGTATTTAATTTTTAGTCTTATTTGGTTTCGATTTGTCAACACTACCTGGGCTCAGATTGGATTACACAGATACTTTGCACATAGAAATTTTAAGACAGGTACTTGGCGTCATCGATTTCTTGCTGTTGGAACTGTGTTAACAGGCAGCGGCAGTATTCTTTCCTGGGCCTCACATCATGCACATCATCACATTCATTCGGATACACCAATGGATGTGCATAGTCCAATTGACGGGTGGCACCACACTGCATTTTTGTGGGCCATGTCTAGTGGAGAATATTTCACCAAAGAAAAGAAAATCACTGTACCTAGATATCTGTTAAAAGACAAACTGATAGTTTGGCTACACAATAATTATTTTATGATATGGTTTTTTAGCATCGTGGTGTTAGTGTTAATTGATTGGAAGTTTGCATTATTTGGATTACTTGCGCCTGCAGGATGGAATTTATTAGCAGGAAATATCTTGGCTAATCTGTCTACGCACATAAAGTTACCCGGTTCTTATAAAAACTTTGATACAGGTGATAATAGTTATAACAACAGGTTTATACAGATATTTGCGTTTGGTGAAGGGTTGCACAACAATCATCACCATGATGCTAGCAAATATGATCAAGCAATGATGCCTGGAGAATTTGATCCAGCAGGATGGATTGTTAGAAAATTCTTTGAAACTAAGAGTGTACATGCCTAAAAGAGAGAAAAAATAATGTCAAAACAACAATACAATTTAACAACAAAAACAGACTACCTTGGTCGCAAGATGTTTCTAGATCCAGCAGGGCCAGTTACTATTCAACGCTTCGAAGAAGTCAAATATAAAAAGATTGCAGACTTTGATAGTACCGCCCGAGGATTCTTTTGGCAACCAGAAGAGATCAGTCTCAGCAAAGACGCTAACGATTTTAAAGATGCTAGTGATGCTGTCAAACATATCTTTACCAGCAACCTACTACGTCAGACAGCACTTGATAGTTTGCAAGGTCGTGGACCAACACAGGTATTCACTCCTGTTTGTAGTCTCCCAGAAGTTGAAGCATTGATGTACAACTGGGGCTTCTTTGAAACCAACATTCACTCAAAGAGTTACAGTCACATCATCCGTAACATCTACAATGTGCCTAAAGATGTGTTCAACACTATTCACGACACTCGAGAAATTGTAGACATGGCCAGCAGTGTGGGCAAATATTATGATGCACTGCATTTGATCAACTGCCGTAAAGAAGTTGGCGAAATTATCGACGAACATGAACACGTCAAGGCTGTTTGGTTAGCACTACACGCAAGTTATGCGTTAGAAGCGTTCCGCTTTATGGTTTCATTTGCCACAAGTTTGGCCATGGTAGAGAACAAGATCTTCATTGGCAACGGCAACATCATCAGCCTAATCCTACAAGACGAACTGCTACACAAGGGGTGGACTGCCTATTTGATCAATCAGGTAGTAAAAGAAGATCCTCGATTTGTGGTGGCTGCTCGCGAGTGCGAACAAGAAGTGATTGAACTGTACAAAGGCGTTATACAAGAAGAAAAAGCGTGGGCAGACTATCTATTCCAAAAAGGACCAGTGATTGGTCTAAATGCCAACATACTAAAAGACTTTGTAGATTATACAGCAGTGACAGCGTTGAAAGACATCGGTATTAAATATTGGAACGCTGCGCCCAAGACCACACCAATCCCATGGTTCAATAAACATGTGGACACCAGCAAGAAACAAACTGCACTGCAAGAAAACGAATCCACAAACTATGTTATTGGCGTTATGAGTGACAGTGTGAACTACGAAGAATTACCCGCATTATAAGGAAAAGAAGATGGCAAAACTAAATGAAGAAATCATAATAATTAAAATCAGTACATTGTTGCCTGACAATGCTGACATGACTGCAATTATGGACAATGACAACATATCTGCACTACAGCAAGTTGTTGAACAACTGGCAGGCGACACTAGAACATTAGTTGAAATTGAAAGAGGAAATTAAATGAAAGTTGTTGTTTGGAGCAAATATCATTGCCCATATTGTGATCAAGCCAAATCGGCGTTGCAACAAAAAAATATTACCTTTGAAGAGCGCAAAATAGGTGATGGATGGACTAAAGAAGAGTTATTAGAACACATTCCTGCTGCTAGAACATTACCGCAAATTGTGATCAACGGTGATGTCATTGGGGGATTTAATGATCTTAAAAAATTATTAGAGCGTGACAATATAATAGGATATGGAGACGGAGAAATTTAATGTTATTTGAAAAATCAAAATTTGCAGTTGGTGATATCATATCACTCAAGATCACATCAGGTGAAGAAATAATTGGAAAATATGTCAGTGAAGACATGTCAGAATTGGTATTGGGCAGACCTTTAATGTTGGCCATGACTGCCAAGGGGCCTGCGTTTGCACCCCTGATGATGACCACGGATCCGGATAAGAACTACGGTATCAACAAACAACTGGTCATGACCAAAGGCGAAACAGCCAAGGAAGTAGCAGATCAATATACATTTCAAACCACTGGTATACAACCTGTATCAGCGGGCAGTATTGTAACAGGATAATATCATGCCAGCAATAGCAAGAATCGGAGATTCAATCTCCACAGGTCACGGATGTGACGGAACCACTACGCTTACAGGGCCATCTGGTGATGTGTTTGTTAATGGATTAGGCGTTGAGCGCCAAGGCGATCCCACTGTGGTTCACAGATTGACTGGTACGGGCTGTTCAGTTTCTCATACTGCTGCGGTTAACTCGGGATCAGGCAGTGTATTTGTTAATGGTAAACCTATTGCTCGAGTTGGCGACTCGGCTGATGCCGGTGCCATAACTTCAGGATCGGGTAGTGTATTTGCAGGTTAACTACACAGTACAAATGAACATTTATTTAGACATGGATGAGGTTGTTGCAGATTGGCATGCTCATGCACAACAGGCTCTTAAAAAACGCTGGGATAAAAACGGTGACCGCATTCCACAGCACGAATGGAACATTGTCAAGAATGACATGCACTTCTATCGCAACTTGCCGGTAATGGAGGGCGCTCACGAATTGGTATCTATGTGCCAAGACTATATCAGACGTAATCCTCAATACACATTGCGATTCCTCACAGCATTGCCACATGACTACTCAATGCCTTTGGCTGTGAGTGACAAAATATGGTGGGCCAACGATCACTTCCCCGGAGTGCCAGTTACCATCGGACCTTATAGTTACGACAAATGGCGACATTGCAAAACGCCTGGTGACATCCTTATCGACGACAGACACAGCAACTGTCGTGAATGGGAATCTGCCGGTGGGTTAGCACACATTTTCACAACATGGGCTAACTGTAAGCCCTGGTTAGAGCAACAACTCAATCTACTATGAACAGTTTAGAAAAAGTTTGGGCAAGAGCCACCGGCCATTTGATGGGCCAAACAGACGAAGATCGTCCTGATACACCTATACTTACTTTAAAAGAAGCACGTACAGCGTTGTTTTTAAAGACGTTCTGGGTAATCATACACGTGATAACATGTTGTTTCATTATTGCAAACACAATACGTCATTGGTAATAACTAATATAACAAACAAGGAGACCATAACATGGCTACAAACAAACACGCAGAATTCACAACAATCGTAGAAGCAATGACAGCAGACTTTGAAAAGTTTTATGACAAAGAAGTTGGCGCTGCCGGAACTCGCGTTCGCAAGCATTGTCAAGATTTAGCAAAACTTTGCAAAGAAACTCGTAACGATGTTACCGCAGTTAAGAACGCAAGAGCCGAAGCAAAAGAAGCAAAATAATAGCATAAATATCATATGGCATACAGCGACAAGGTCATTGACCATTACGAAAATCCACGCAATGTGGGATCATTTGCTAAAGACGATCCTACTGTGGGAACCGGTATGGTTGGTGCCCCGGCCTGCGGTGACGTGATGAAACTTCAAATTAAGGTTGATCATGATACAGGTATTATTACAGATGCGAAATTTAAAACGTATGGCTGCGGATCGGCTATCGCAAGTTCGAGTCTCATTACAGAATGGGTCAAAGGCATGCACATCGACCAAGCCGGAGCAATCAAAAACTCCGACATTGCCGAAGAATTAGCATTGCCTCCTGTAAAGATACACTGTTCCATTTTAGCAGAAGATGCTATCAAGGCGGCTGTGGATGATTACCGTAACCGACACAGCGGCTAAAAAAATCAAACAACAGTTGGCCAAACGTGGGCATGGCGTGGGTATCCGAATAGGTGTAAAAACCACTGGTTGCTCAGGTCTAGCCTATGTGTTGGAATACGTTGATGAATATGTAGCAGAAGTAGGTGTTACTAATTTTGCCCAAAAAGATTTTGTCTTGTTAGTAGATGCCAAAAGTCTAGCCTATTTGAATGGATTAACAATGGATTGGGTTCGCAATGGACTCAATGAAGGCTTTGATTTTATCAATCCTAATGAACGTGATCGTTGCGGATGCGGCGAAAGTTTTAGAGTATGAAACACCATTGGTCAAGAGATGATACTCAATCTTGGATAGCACAGATGGAAAATCGTTTGGAAGATTTGAACTATTATCTTAATCGAACTATTGACTGGGCCGAGCACCACGACGTGATTGACCAGGAAACAATTTTCACTTTGGGATTTGTCACAGTGCTTTGGGTGTGTCATATGCGCTCAGAAGAAGTATCTAAACGCGAAGTTTATGAACTTTTGGGCATATCGGGCTGGGAAACAGCAGAAGATCATGTGATGGAGTTGGGAGATCAACTCAGTGACCTGGATTATGAAGACATGTTGACCCTAGTAGCCAATCGATCATAATCTAAATATAGTCAAAACTATTGACTGGTATGAGTATTTGTGTTACAATACTCACATACTAACAACAGTTGGCGTATTATGACTATGCATTTAGAAGGCCCGTGGCTGAGTACCATCGGCAAAAAGAAAGGCAAACAAAAATTTGCCTCTGCAGATCATGCTAGAAAGTCTAGAGAATTGGACGAATCTTGGAAAGAACTCCAAAAGAAATGGTCTGTGGAAATTGAAGATAGGAAACGTAAGCGAGCCATGAATGCCGCACCGTTGAAAGACTCTTACAGTCTTGCTATTCCAGAAGGCCGTAATACCACTGCTCATATTCCTAGTAGAGACACCGGCGGTAATGCTTTGTTAAAACCTAATCCTGTTTATACAGGAACCAAAGTCAAAGGCATTGCCACTATGCATAAAAGTAATGCAGTACCGGTATTCAGTGATGAAGAAGCAGTTGACATTTCAAAAATGCGTCGATAATCATCAGTTCTATGGTATATTTTGGATTTATATGGTATATATTAGACGTTTCGCAAAGAAACTAAGATAGTTGACATGATGAAGATATCATCAAAATCATGTCCGCGGGTCTTGGCCAATGAGAAACCCGTATTTTCGGGAAGCCAAGGGTCGCCAAAGGTACTGAGTGTTATGAACTCAGTGGCTAATGGAGACAACTACACGAAAGTAGGGTTCTTTCAGAGCCTCGTGAAGTTAACTCCCTTTATGTAATGTTGTAGTAATACAACACCAAGTCAAAGGAGGACTTATGGAAAAATTATTTAGATTTACAGCCTATGTTATGGGCTTGGTTTTAGTAGTCATGTTGGTTCAAAATGTTACTCAAACCAAAATGGAAAAACTACGTGAGGGTCAGATGTTATTATCGCCTGATATTGTTTCGATCAAGACCAGAGAACGACAACTCGATTGTCTAGCAATGAATATCTATCGTGAAGCAGGACATGAAAACTTTGAAGGCAAAGTAGCAGTAGCACAAGTCACTATGAACAGGGCGTCTCATCCCTCGTTCCCAAAAGATGTCTGTGCAGTTGTTTTTCAAAAATCAGTATTTGTAGACAGGGTCATTTGCCAATTCTCATGGTACTGTGACACTGCTCATAAATCTAGACCAGTTAACCAGAGCGCATACAATGAAAGCATGGCTGTGGCTAAAAAGGTACTATTGGAAGGCTTTCGACTTGACGTAATGAAAGAAGCATTGTATTATCATGCTAACTACGTCAATCCTCAATGGAACTTAGAAAAAATTGGATCAATCGGTAATCACATCTTCTACAAAGGAAAGAAAACAAATGGTTAATTTAGATAAATTTAATCCGTTGCCTCATTTTGAAAATCTTCAAGAATTCAAAACTTGGGCTACGGCCAAGGTTAGTCATATCTCAGCAGAAACATTTGGTTGGCTAGCAGTCATCGTTTTACACGCTGCCACTGTTCCTAGCCTGCTAGCAGTAATGAGCGGGTTGACTGACAAAATGCCCGCAGTGGATCTTGTGCTGTTATGCTGGGGCGGTCTGACCCTGTTATTTGTCAAGGCCACAGTGCAAAAAGACATGCTCAACGTGGTTACTATCGGATTAGGGTTCATTATTCAAGCAGTAATGATGGCTTTGATCTTCTTTAAGTGACTAAATATTATATAAAGAGGACCAGAATATGGCATCAGGATTTCAAAACACACAAGACCAACTAACACCAAATTTTTATCGCGTTTCTATTGATGCTAGCGGTTACAGCACCACCGCTGCCGATAACGATAGTGGCGGTGTAGAAGTTGATGATTTTAATTTTTTCAGCACACTGCCTACAACACTGAATATCAGTCGCCGTAGAGCACGTGGAAATTTACGTTGGCAAGCAATTATAGACGAATTGAGCAGATTCAGTCAACCTATGATTTTAGATATTACCAGTTTAGAATCAGGACCTAGTGCATTAGACGTAGCGGATGATGTCACTACCAGTTTAGCCTTTACCGTTGGTTATGCACAAGAAGAGTATGTGCTAGGTGGTTGGCAAAAAATCATTGGCGCTGGCACATTTAGCGACGGTTCTACTACATTAACAACCAGCACATACGAAGCATTATCTGCAGCCAATTTGGCCACTGCTATGCAACACTGTATCGAAGAAGCAGTGACCAGAGGCATTACTCGTGGTGGTTCCAGTGGTTACACTAAAACTTATAGAACTATGGATCCAACTGGCAATGACTCGTCATTTCAAGAAGCCATCACAATTACTCAACCGGACACACCGGCTAACGTTTGGGCTGATGTCTCAGTAGCGATTGAGGCTAATTTGACTCAGACTGCATAACCAATAATGATTTTAGCAGTGCTTTTGTTGGCCACTGGCCTGATTATATCAGCAGTGGCCATTTATTATTCTGTCATCGGACTTGCCGCCATTTTTGCCGCGGCCACGATTCCTATTTACATTATGGGCGGCAGTTTAGAAGTGGCCAAGTTAGTGTGTGCGGCATGGCTAAAAGCCAATTGGGATCGTGCTCCTGCGTTCATGAAAGTGTATATGACCACTGCGGTGTTGATATTGATGATCATCACTTCAATGGGCATCTTTGGATTTTTGAGTCAAGCCCACAGTGATCAAAGCCTTGTGTCAGGTGATGTGCAGAGTAAGATTGCAGTCTACGACGAAAAGATTAAAACAGCCAAGGACAATATAGATGCCAATCGCAAGGCGCTTAAACAGATGGATGAGGCTGTGGACCAAGTCATGGGTCGAAGTGCAGACGAAAAAGGTGCCGACAAAGCAGTCGCACTACGACGAACACAACAAAAAGAACGTGCTCGCCTTCAATCCGAGATTGTTGCCGAACAGAAAACAGTTAGCACTCTTGCTGAACAGCGAGCGCCGATTGCCGCAGAAGTCCGTAAAGTAGAAGCCGAGGTAGGCCCTATCAAATATATTGCCGCCTTCATCTACGGCAACAATCCAGATGCCAATGTGTTAGAAAAAGCAGTGACTTGGGTCATCATATTAATTGTGGCAGTGTTTGATCCATTAGCAGTTATTATGTTGTTGGCCGCACAAATGACTTTTGTTTGGATACGAGAACAAAAGCAACAAGAAGATGACGGTCTACTGCACAACACCGTCCCGTTGTTTGTTGCTGATGTTGGGAGACCACCTGCTACAGAAGAAAAGAAACCAGATTACGAACCTGATGATGGCCCGTTAACTGAAGATCAAATCAAACAAATAAAAGAAACAGCCCCAGTGCCTACAGAGCCAGTGGTTGAAAAATCTATTCTAGAAAACCATCCTTACCTAAGTAAGCCTTTTAATCATTTTACTGATACTACACCCATAGTTGCTAAATCTGAACCGATGTTAGAAACAGACTTTCCAAAGACAGAAGACAATGAGGCAGCGGAAGAAGCAGCCAAGTGGGCACAAGAACAAATCGACGATTCAAAAAAAAAGAGCAAATATATAATCAAGCACCAGAATCAGCAAGTCAAGAAAACCAAAGAGTAGAATATGTGCAAAATGCTGAACAACAAAATACCACTCTATGGAATCGCATAAAACGACACGATATATTTTTAGCCAGAGATAGAATAACACGTGAGTTTTCTTTAGATAAGTTTGATGGTATCATAAATATTGTCACCGACGAGAAAACTCAACAGTTTATGAAAGATTTTAGAATAGACAAAACTAGAATTTCCACATACTCTGAAGACGAATTAGAACACTTTGCATATTACATTTATGAATCTAGGAAAACTCAATCTAATAACACCGCCTGATAAATTGTTCAATCAAAATATCAACTACTTGTTAATCAAACCCAGTACTGAGACTAAGATTCAGTTTCAACAGATATTATCACAATTGGTAGATGATATAAACGTTTTTATATTTGACGAAAACGAAACTGACTTAGATTGGATGTTGAGTGTGTCGCATCAATGCGATGCAGTGATTATTGACATTGACAATTGTGACCTGATCACAAAAAGTTTTGTGAGTTATCTGTTGTCCTTCCCATATGTTCATTATCTAACCAATGACGAAACCACGCCGTGGAAATTTATCAGCAAAAATAGAATTTACAATTTGGACATTTTGATTCAAGCAGAAGAAGAAGATGACGAGGAAGAAATCGATGAAGAATAATCATCTCAAAGGCACTGTTGTAGTTGTAAAGGATGGCGAGGATTTTAATCGTGCTCTGCGCCGTTTTAAAAATAAAGTAGAAGACAGCGGTAAATTGAAAGATATTCAAAAGAAAGAATTCTACGAAAAACCCACCACAGAGCGTAAGCGTAAAAAAGGTGCCGCACGAGCACGTTGGCGCAAGCAGATGGAAAAAGAGCAATTACCTAAAAAAATGTATTGACATATTGCCCTATACTGTGTATAATCTAGTATAGGAGGCGTAATGGCAAGACATTTAATGGTAGACTTAGAAACACTGGCCACATCACCCGATGCGGTGATACTTACAATCGGTGCAGTGACTTTTGATCCAGCAAGCAACAAGATATTTGACAAACTTTACTACAGAGTAGATATCGAAAGTTGTGATCGATTGGGAATGACGGTAAATGATGACACCGTCGAATGGTGGAGTAAACAAGCCGCTGACGTTCAAACTGAAGCATTTGCCGAAGACAATCGTGTGCCAATTGAAGAAGTTATCGAAAAGTTTCACAAGTTTGCTTGGAACTGTGATGCATTTTGGAGCCATGGCGCTACTTTTGACTTGGTAATTTTAGACTGTTACTACAGAAAATTAAATAAAGTTCCTCCGTGGAACTTCTGGCAGATCCGAGATACTAGAACACTGTTTGATCTAGGCTACGATCCAGAAATGCCTAAAGAAGGACTGCACAATGCACTGGAAGACGCAAGTCGACAGGCCATGGG